TTGTCTTCTATTTTGATTTAAACCAGAATTATTATTTAATCTGTTTTGACCAACATTTCCTCTATTAAAGTTTTCTTCTCCAAATTGTCCTTGTTCTTGTCCTTGTATTTGTCTTCTATTTTGATTTAAACCAGAATTATTATTTAATCTGTTTTGACCAACATTTCCTCTATTAAAGTTTTCTTCTCCAAATTGTCCTTGTATTTGTCCTTGTATTTGTTTTCTATTTTGATTTAAACCAGAATTATTATTTAATCTGTTTTGACCAACATTTCCTCTATTAAAGTTTTCTTCTCCAAATTGTCCTTGTTCTTGTTCTTGTATTTGTCTTCTATTTTGATTTAAACCAGAATTATTATTTAATCTGTTTTGACCAACATTTCCTCTATTAAAGTTTTCTTCTCCAAATTGTCCTTGTTCTTGTCCTTGTATTTGTCTTCTATTTTGATTTAAACCAGAATTATTATTTAATCTGTTTTGACCAACATTTCCTCTATTAAAGTTTTCTTCTCCAAATTGTCCTTGTTCTTGTTCTTGTATTTGTCTTCTATTTTGATTTAAACTAGAATTATTATTTAATCTATTTTGACCAACATTTCCTCTATTAAAGTTTTCTTCTCCAAATTGTTCTTTTTCTTGTATTTGTCCTTGTATTTGTTTTCTATTTTGATTTAAACCAGAATTATTATTTAATCTATTTTGACCAACATTTCCTCTATTAAAGTTTTCTTCTCCCGTTTGTTCTTGTCCTTGTATTTGTTTTCTATTTTGATTTAAACCAGAATTATTATTTAATCTATTTTGACCAACATTTCCTCTATTAAAGTTTTCTTCTCCAAATTGTCCTTGTTCTTGTATTTGTCCTTGTATTTGTCCTTGTATTTGTTTTCTATTTTGATTTAAACCAGAATTATTATTTAATCTATTTTGACCAACATTTCCTCTATTAAAGTTTTCTTCTCCCATTTGTTCTTGTGTTTGTCTTCTATTTCGATTTAAACCAGAATTATTATTTGACTCATTATGACCAAAATTAGTTCCATTAAAGTTTTCTTGTTCTTGTTTTCTGTTTTGCCCAACATTTCCTCTATTAAAGTTTTCTTCTCCAATTTGTTCTTGTATTTGTATTTGTCTTCTATTTCGATTTAAACCAGAATTATTATTTGACTCATTATGACCAAAATTAGTTCCATTAAAGTTTTCTTGTTCTTGTTTTCTGTTTTGAATTAAACGTGGGTTTTGTTCTTGGTTATGATTTTTTTGTAACTCATTGTAAAAATTATTTAATTTTTCTGTTTTATTTGAATATGATTTTTTAATGATTTCATCTATACTTTTTAAAAATCCTGGACTACCTTCAATTGCTGATCTTAATTTATTTATTAATTTAACTTTATTGTTTTTATTTAAATTTTTTGAATCAGATACTGTATATAATTCAATAATTTTAGTAATACCAACAATTAAATTTTGTAATCTTTTAATTTCCAAATGATTTAAGTTTATTATACTTTTTTTTTCTTTATTAAAATTTTTAATTTTTTTATTAAGACTAGTGATTTCAGATTCCTTTTTTTCTAATATTTGTTTAAATACTTTTTCTGAAGTAGAATAATTATTTTTTTCTACTTTTTGAAATACTTCATTTTCTATATTTTTCAAATGATTAATTAAGATTGTACTTCCATTATCAGGTGGAACACCTAAAAAAAAATTATTTGAATTATTATTAGAATTTAAAGTATTCATATATTATATACTATTCTAAGAAAAAAAAATTTACTAAATATATTTTATTACAATATATTTAGTAACTACTATAATAAAAAAGATATATTTTTATTTCATTAAATTTATGTAGTAAACTAGAGGTTTTATTTAAGTTTAAAAAAGAAAATATATTAACATGATGAATTTGTATGACTTGTTGAAAGATTAGATTTTTGAGTAGATATTAAACCTGGAACAACACAATATTTTTGTGGTTCTTGTAATCCAATTACTGGATTTTGTTGTTTTATAACAGGTTGTACAGTATTAAGTAATCTTAAAGATTGATCTTTTAATACTGGATTAAAATTATTTTTATTCTTAAAAAATGAAACCCACTTATTTAAATTATCATCCGGTAAAAATACATACATTAAGGTTGATTGAATACCATATTGTGCACAATCTTGAAATGATGGATTATACATTCCAGCTTTATCTTGGTTATCATTTTGATGAGAAGCATTTGGTTCTGTATAGTAAAAGTTTAGATTTGATATAGATGAATTTATTAATGCTGTTTTATCTGTATCTTGTGAAATACCTACTTTATCGTAATTTATATAATTTTCTTTATATAATGTTATGTTAAAATTTGTATTTAAATTATTTGATGATGCATTTATTAACTCATCTAATACAGTTTTTGTTGGAAAAATATTTGTACATATAATTACTTTTCCAATAGATTCTGTCATTGTCGCTTTTGAAATAGGAAGCATATTATTTTTTCCGCAAAATCCATATTTTCTATCAATAAGATATTTAGAAAAATTTTTTAATAATGAATTATATAAACTAATACATATATTTTCATTATCTGTATTAAAATTAATATTTAAATATAAAAATAATGGATATGTTGAACTATTTGGATCATCTGTTATCCATGCCCATTTATTAATTGTTCTTAAAACATCATCAAAATTTAATGATTGAGCACCATTTTTCATATTTTCACATCTTACAACTGGAATTGCTTTTGAATCATATTGATTAGATGTATTTGAATATAGATCTAAATGAATTATTCTTGATTTAAATGTTGATAAAGCAATTTGAATTGCATCTAAACTAGGAGTTCCATTTAACGGTGTATCTACAAGATATGAATAATAACTACCAGGATAATAAAAATCTGATAATATTAAATCTTGATAATTATTACTATTACTATTTAAAAAAGATATTGGAATATTACCGTTTGTTTTTAAATAATTATCTCCATATTGTTTCGAAATTTCTGTTAACTGATTGTTTTGAGAATTTTGTGATGATGTATTAAAATATTCCGGATTAAATATATTAAAACAATTTACACTTAAAAGTGAAAAATTATTACTAGCTAATTGATGATATACTTGTTTAATATTTGTTATTGATATAACAATAGTTTCTGCAAAAAATAATAATAATATAATTGATGCTATGAAAAATTCAATATTTTTACCTTCGTTAATATTATATATGAATAAAAAGAAAAATATAAAATAAAATATAGATGATATTATAATAAATACTTTTTTTGTAATGTTTGATTGTGATATAAATAATAAATAATTACTATAACATATCATATTAAAAAATATTAAAATTGCTGTTATACATATTGTTGGTATTACTAATAAAAATTCTTTTGTAGAATTTACCTTTTTTAAATTTTTAAAATAAAATATAAACAAAATAACTAATCCTGCAATATATAAAACATCAATAAATGCTAAAACACATATAAACCATATTTTTTGTCCTACATTAATAATTGATTGAAAAAATGAATTATTATTAGATGTTATTTGTGGCAATGTTATTGCAAAATAAAATAAAAAATATATGAAAAAAAATAATATGTATAATATTACTTTGAATTCATTTATTTTTTCAAAAATACCTAATATAAAATCTTTAATAATATTTATATATTTTTCAAACATAATATATACTAAACAAATTTTAAATTTTTATTAAATATATTTATTAAATATATTAATATAAATATATTATATTAATATATAAATGTGTGATTGTCCAGAAGTTTTTACAGGTCAATATACAGCAACTGCATATGCAACAACAGATTATAATAGTACTGTGCAATCAACAGCAAGTGCAACAGCAACTTCAATTGTTTCACAAGAAGAAGCAGAACTATTAGCACAATCAATTGCAGAAGATGTTGCTCAATCAAACGCTAGTCATGATGCAAATGTTATAAATCAAACTATTGTAGTTTTACAACAAAATAATTTAGTAAATGGTGCTACTGGTGCTACTGGTGCTACTGGTGCTACTGGTGCTACTGGTGCTGCTGGTGCTGATGGCGCTGATGGCGCTGATGGTGCTGCTGGTGCTGCTGGCGCTGCTGGAGCTACTGGAGCTACTGGTTCAACTGGTGCTGCTGGTGATACTGGTGCTGCTGGTGCTACTGGTGCTACTGGTCCAATTGGTGCTACTGGTCCAAATGGTGGTTCTGGAAGTAATGATATATCAATATCATACGGTCCTTATGAAAGTTTAGCAAGTATGCAATTTATTGGAGTTACAGGAAATTTTGGTTGGATAACATATAATTATGGATCATCTGTTCAAGGAGGTGTTGCAATATCATCATCAGGACAATATCAATTGATAACTAATGTATCTGGTAATGTTATTATATCAAATAATTATAATAATTCTTTTACAAATACTATTAATATTGGAACATCTACAAATACTCGTTGTCGAAAACCTGCTATTTCAGCATCAGGACAATATATGTTACTTAATGCACAAAATGAATACACATATTATTCATCTAACTATGGTATAAATTGGACACAATTAACCAATATTACAAATGGAAATTCAGGTGAATCAGCAATGAGTGCTTCAGGACAATATATGGCGGTTGCACCTAATAATGGTATAGGTAATATTTTATATTCAAATAATTATGGAACATCATGGAATACACAAATCGTATTAGGTACACCTTCCGGAATAGCAATATCATCATCTGGGCAATATCAATCTTATGTTGATTCAACTACTAATGGTAGTGTATATAGATCAAATGATTTTGGAACTACATGGACACCTGTATCATTAATATCACTTGGTGTAACTGGTTATAAATTATTAATAATTTCAATGTCTTCATCTGGACAATATCAATTAATAGGTACTGATAATAATGATCCGAATAAAATAGTTGCAGTATCATCTGATTATGGAGTTACTTGGACTAATAAAATTAGTTCATTACCATCCGGATATAATTATGGTTATTGTAGTGTAATATCTTCATCTGGACAATATCAATATATATCTTCTTTTTCTAATTTATTTGTTTCATGTGATTATGGTAATACTTGGAATATAAGTGGTAATAGTGTATCAGGTGATTTATTTGGTGTTGGTGTTTCATCTAACGGTCAATTTGTTACTTTTACAGATTATACTAATAATATTTATTCAACATCTTATGGACTATATCAGTCATTTGTAGTTGATGCCAGTACTGCAAATCCATTATGTTATAATACAACAACAAAACAAATTACATATAATAGTTCTAAAACATTCGTGATAGATCATCCAGTTAATCCAAATAAATATTTGGTACATGGATGTTTAGAAGGTCCTGAAGCGGGTGTTTATTACAGAGGTTCCGGAGAAATTGTTAATAACGAAAATATTGTAATTGAATTACCTTATTATGTTAGTAAATTAGCAAATAATTTTACAGTAAGTATAACACCAATTTATAATAATGGTATTCCAACATTTGCAACAAGCGAAGTTCATAATAATACATTTACTGTATATGGAAATAATGGTAGATTTTATTGGATTGTTTATGCAACAAGAAATAATATTGATATTGAACCAGATAGAACAAATGTAGAATTGAAAGGAGAAGGTCCTTATAAATGGTTATAGATTATCTACTATTTTCTTTTTTCAAAAACAATACTTTTATAGTTTATATCATTTTCGTTAGATGATTGCTTTTGATAATAGTCAATCACACTTTTTGGTTTATCATTTTTTTTATATGTTATAAAATTTGTGAATATATCTAGTTTTTTATTTTTCATTTCTTCTTTATGATCAATTATATCTCTTTCAGTCATATTTTTAGATATTAATTCATTATTTTTTTTAGAAGATTCATTTCCTTCAGAAAATGAAACACTTTTTTGTATATCTTTATATTCTGGATGATATGTAAACATAACTTTATTTAATTCTTCATCTAAATTAGTATTTTGTACTTTTATTAATTTAGGAACTTTATTTATATTAGTATTAAATAAATGATAATAATTTTTTGATAATATATTTTTAGACTGTTCAGATATATCTTTTTCAATAGTATTAATTATTGCTTTATACATTGAATTTATATTGGCATTTGTTTGTAATATTAAATATTCTGATTGAAATAAATTTACATTCCAATTAATATTATGTTTTATTATATAAAATGATATAAAAAAATAATATTTTTTTTTTGATACGTCAGTTGGTTTAAAATTTTTTTTATAAATACTTTCCATTTTTGATATAAAAATAAAATTATTTTTTTCTATTTTATTCTCAAAATCTAATAATATTTTCCATAAAATATATGTCCAGTGATCTACATATTCTTTGCTTAATATTTTATGGTTTTTTTGAATTTTTTCTAACCATAAAAGCCAGTATATGCAATTTTGATAGGTACCACTATTTTTATATAAATTATTTATTATTTCATTTAATGCTAATTTTATTTCACTAGATATATCATATTGTATATCTAAAATATATTCATTTATTTTATCAATATTATTTGATATCATTCTTTTTTTAATTTCTATTTTGTTAAATAAATCTTTTTTAATACATGGCAAACTTTTTGGTAAAAACATATTATTTTTTTTTGTATTTGTTAAAATTGCTGTAAGTTCTGAATATAAATTTCTAATTTCTTGATTATTTCTACTAAAAATCTCGTGTTTTATAGGATATTTTTTAATAATATTTAAATAATCTTTTTTTCTTTTTAGAATATAAAAAAATAATTTTGGATTATTAATATGAATATATTTTATGTATACAGATTCAAATGAATTCCATATTTGATTATTTAGCCCAGTAACATGTAATTCAACACACCATCTTATTGCATCTTCTAATTTATTATTTATTATTGAATTTTGAAATGTATTTAGTACGTCTTTTCTTTTATATCCACATATTGATATACCTTTAAAATCTTTAGAACTTCTAGTATCGTGTATAGTATAATTATATGGTATATCCATAATTATATTATCAATTAATAAAAAAAAATAATTTATTAAATTAAAAAAATAATTAGTTTGAAGTTTATGATAGTATTTTCCTTTGTAAACTCCTGAAAATAGCGATGAACCTTCATTTCATTCCGGTTCTTTTCTATATAGGTTATAAACCATCTGAAAATGCAATTTTAAAAATATTCATTTTAAACTTTAATTTATTATTGTATTTTTAAACACTAATACATTAATAAATAAAATGTTTCCATGTTATTTTGTACTAAATGCTATATTATGTAGTAAACTTGGAGCGTTAGTGTAAGTTTAAAGTTATTTTCCGGAACGTATGTGAAGGAAAATACACTAAAGTAAAAAATTATTTTTTTAAAAATATTATTTTTTTATATATTAATATATTATACTACTATGAAAATAATTAATATGTCAAATTATGAAATTGATAAAAATTCATGTGCTCCTTGTCAATCAAAAGAAATTAAAAAAAATAAAAACTTTGTAACGTGTTATTCAAAAAATTCATTAATTAAAATAGCTCGAGAATGGAATAGAGCAAACTCTCGTGATATTCCAATAAAATTTGAAAATCAATCTAAAAAAAGTTTATGGAATCAGATTCAAAAAAAAATGAGTAAATCTTGTGGAAATGATGAATATTGTTGGAAAAAACAGCAATTTATTAAAAAAATGAAAGATACTGAAATAGAATTATATACGTTTAAGCCAACATATCCTAAATCATGGATTAGTAATAAGTATACATGGTTAAATACATATGATATATATCATGTTATGAAACAATATGAAAAAAAATATGATGATTTTATGTTTTTAGGTCCCATACCATCAGATTGTCCCACTAAAATTCATTGTGAATTAACTAATCTTGATTTAATGAAATTAAAAAAAAATGGTATACATAAAGTTGGTATTATTTATAATTTAGATACAAGTAGTCAGTCTGGATCTCATTGGGTTGCTGTTTATATAGATAATAAAAATAATGAAATAAATTATTATGACAGTTATGGTTCAATGTCAATTCCTTTAATTACTGAATTTATTAAAAAATTAGTTGGTAAATATAAGGAACATAATATTGCACCTACTGTTATTTATAATGATAAAAGACATCAATATAAAGGATCTGAATGTGGTATGTATTCAATGAATTTTTTATTAGAAAGAATGCACGGAACTACGATGTATGATATTACTAAAATGACTATACCTGATGAAAAAATGAATTATTTAAGAAAATTATTATATAAAAAAAAAAATTGATGGTAAAAAAAATGTTAGTTTATTTTTATTTATTGTAAATTAATATATATTTTTTGTTTTTTATCTTTTTATTTAATTTTAAAACTTTATCTCGACTTACATAATGTCATCCATAAAAAGAACATCTAGTCTTGACGAATTGTTAAGACTTAGAGAAATGTTAAAATCTCTTGGCTTCAAGAATAAGTCAGAGATATTCCCTTATTCCATAAATTGGCGCTATGTTCAATCTGAACATAAACTTGTTTTCGATGGATATTACACGTTCGAACGTCATACGACGTATACGATTACTGAGTGTGGGAGGAACACAATGTTTCCTTCCTACGAAGTCAGTGAAAAAGTGTACATTCCCCAATATTGGATTGGGGCGAAACTGATGGAATCGCGTGTAACCATTAAGAAGTTCACTGTGGATTTCGAGGGAAATATAATTAAAGACTAATAAATTCCTATATCTATTGTCCAGAGTTTATTTTTAGAAAATACTTTAATTTCTACAAAATGATAGTTTGGATTTATAATAAATTTATATGTAAACTCCGAAAAATAACCTTAAACTTACAGAAAAGAATCGGAGCTTTAGCATAGATTCTGTTTAATACATAAGTTTAATATTATTTTTTAGAATTAATACAACCTTCTTTGTGTGTTTTCCAATCTTGTGTTTGATGTTCTTTAGAACAATAATATACACATTTACAATTACTACATTTTAACGGTGTATCAACTCCACATACTTTGCATATACATATTGATTTTTTCATTTGATGTAAGTTACCATCATCTAGTTTGTATGCATCTTCCTCAAGTGTACATGCAATTACTATGATCTTATATTCTTTAATAAATTCTGTTTTTTTTTCCAATAATGTATATTGTAATATATATTGAAAACATATATTTTTGATATCGATTGTATCTAACTCACAAAACCAAGATTTATCCTTCAATAATTCTGAAATTCCTAATCGAAACGCATTATCATTTTTGCAAAAACGACGCATATTATTAATGCAAAAAGTATTGATTGCATTCTTAATATCTGTTAAACGATCTTGATAATTTTTAATAGATATTGTTTTATCCGATTTTGAAGAAATTAGATCAATAAATTGATCTTTATTTAGGATTACAGAAAATCCAAATTGAAAAAATTGTATTTGAATACGGAATATTAGTAGTGTTACGTTAGTTATTTTTAACATTAACTTTATACATTCTTGTAAAGACTTAAAATAAATAATCGATCTTTTTGAAGTTGATGGAATACCTAATTTCAGTGTAAAATTACTATAACGAATAGTACCATTTTCATCATTCATATGAATAATACAATTTTCTTTTTTCTGAAATGCATCAATTAAAACACTTTCTATATTTACATGCTCCATTTTTAATTTTTTTATTGAAAGCCTACATATGATATCGTTCCATCATTATATAATTTCATCAATATTTTTTCTATATTTGATAATTCATGTAAATAATCTTTTATTTTATCACTATATATAATAAATCTTTCAATATTACATGATTTATCTAAAAAAAAATCATTTATAGATAATTTATTATTTAATTTTTCAATAATATTTTTAAATAAATGTATATTTGTTTTTTTATGTTTATTTTCTATTTCGATATAATGTTGATAATTTAACTTTCTACTCATTTTATTTTTTATCTATTTTTATTTATAATAATATATTGATTATAAATAAATCATTTTTTTCTATTTTTGAAACCTACGTTCCATTACTATAATGAATTTATCAAAGCATTTATGCACAGATAAAGAATTATTTTCTGAAACAAATGTGGAAGAAAATACAATGAATTTATCAAAGCATTTATGCACAGATAAAGAACTATTTTCTGAAGTTTATGAAGGAAAATACGTTTAATATACTTTAGCATATCTAATTCTTCCTTGATTATACATTTTTATTAATATATCAACTATATTATCATGGTTTTTGTTTAAAATATTTTCTTTATCGGCATAAACTGAAAAATTCCAATCTCCAAAACTTCTACTTTTTACATAAAAATCATCTATAGATAATTCTTCGATTTCAACTAAAATTGATTTCAGAATATCATCTGGCCTAATAATTCCTGGTTTACAGCCGATTTCAATACCTGAATCATAACTTAATTTTCTTTCTTCTAAAAGTTGTAATTGAATCGACATTTTATATATATTTCTTTAATTTTATTTTTAGTAAATATATAAATATAATTAAACAAAATATAAAATCATTTTTTTTTAATATACAATGAATTTATATGTATATAAAGAACTATATTCCGGAGTTTACGAAGGAATATATACATGTTATTTTCCAAAATTTTATATATTTTCTTTCACATTTGTTTCAGAAAATAGTTCTTTATATACACATAAATTATATACTAATTTGGTATTTTTTCAAACATTTTTTTAGAATATCCAATAATTGCACATGCTATTCTTTTTCCAGAATGTCCAGTAGTTTTACTGTCTGGAAAATTACCTAAACCATTATCATCAGCATCTTCATGTATAACAACAGATCGTCCAATAATATTTGATTTAGTACCTCTTAATTTTATCATACTATCTATTATTTCCATATCAATAATTTTACCATTTTTATCGCTTTTTATATTACCTAAATCACCAACATGTCTTTCTTTTGAGTGTATACCACCATGCTTACAATTATAAGGATTAAAATGAGCACATGCGGCAATACAATTATCTCTTAAATCACCTGCTTCATGTATATGTATTCCATGTGTTGAATTTTTTGGTAATCCTTCCAAATTTATTTTCATATTCACTTTTTTATTATCTGTTTCTATAAATTCTATAGTACCTTTAATTTTATCATTTTGAAAACATGCTATTGCACTTATTTTTTTCATATAAATATATTCCATATTTTTAATTTATCTTTTTCATCTAAATCTTTTGGTAAATATTTCATAAAATTATTTTTATTACCATTCAGTATATCTTTTCTCATACCTGTTGCATCAATATCTTTTATATTAGGAAAAAGTACCGTATCAATATATTTCCCAAATCTGGTTGTTAAAAAATCAAATCTTTTATTATTTTTATTTTTATCACTTTTCATTAAAATTATTTTTTTAGGTTTATCTTCTCTAAAACATTTAAGCATAATTTTTGTAGTTTCCTTGATAACATTGTTTGTTTCCGATACTTTAAATTGAATAATTGGAAGTGTTTTACCATATTTTTTTTTTAAATACTTTAAATAAATATTCCATACTTTTAATGATTGTTGATAATTTACTGATTTTAACTTATTTTTTTCAATCAGTGTTTTAATTTTATTTTCAAGATCGTTTTTAGTTAATAATAATATTTCATCTTTTTCTTTAGGAAAGTATTTTATTAATGTTTTTTGTAATTGTTCTTTAGATTTGTTTTCCATTTTAAAAATTTCATCTAATGGTCTAGATTTTTTGGAAATAATAATAATAATTTTTTTATTATTACCTTTTTTAACGAGTTTTTCAATTAAACTTAAATGTCCTTTATGCGGTGGTTTATATGACCCTGGAATAATAGTAATATAATTCATTTTATATAATAAAAATATATTTAAATATTATATAAATGATAATTTTATATGTTTTAATTAGTTGTCCATATTGTAATAGAGCACTAGAATTATTAAAAGAATATAAAATAAAACATAAAGCAATTATAGTTGAACAAGAAGAGAAAGAATATTATAAAAAACAAAATAGAATGAATACTTTTCCTCAAATTTTTATGCAAATTGATACTAATAATTTTATGAAAATAGGTGGAGCATCTGATTTAGAAGAAACTATTAATCAAACGAATAATATAAGAAATTCTAATGTATCACTCGATTCCGTTTATCATTTGTATAAAAATATGTATGGTAAGTAAGAAATTCATGTTTCATATTTTTCATTAGTTGATAAATATAAAAAAAATATATTATAATATAAATAATGACAGAATTGTATCACCTTACTTGGAATATTTTTCATAAAATATCTTTATATTACAATGAATCATATAAAAATTTTTATATAACTTTTTTTGAAACATTTAAAAAAATAATTCCATGTAAAATATGTAGAAATCATTATATTGAATATATGAATAATAATTTTTATGAAAATATTGATAAAGGAACTATATTTTATTGGACAATTGATTTACATAATAATATAAATTCTATAAACAATAAAAGATTATGGAATTATGATGAAGCTAAAGAATATTATGCTAACTATGATAGTAATCTAAATATGTTTTTATACATATATATTACAAATTTTAAAAATAAAGAAAATAAAGAAGAATTAATATTAATGATAAAATCTATACCATATGTGTATTATGATATAAATAAAAAAAAAGAATTAATAAAATTTTCTGAAAATTTTGAATTAAATTGTAATAATATGAAAGATTGGTTAATTGCTTTTATAATAATTATTAAATATTCATTCTCCTAACGCAATAATTCCAAATGTATTATTATCTTTAATAATAAAATCAATATTAATATTTATTCTAGAATCAATAATTTTATTATTTACCATATAAATATTTGATTTTATATTTAATTTATCTGTTAAACAATCTATTTTTGTACCTTTATTTGAAAATGTACTTTCAATATAAATATTATTTTCTAATACTAATTTTATAATTCCAAAAGTATAATAATTCATAGATAAATCATATTTTATTTCCAAAATAAAAATGATAGTTCCATATATTTTATTATCATACCATAATTCAGTTTTATATTCTTTTAATGAATCTTTTGAATAATCTTTAATTAAATTCGGTAAAGTATCATTTGATATTAAATTATTTAAAGAATAATATAATTTAAAATTATTAATCATATAACTATATATAATATTTATTTAGTATTTTTATTTGTAAACTCTTAACTATTTACCATTTTAATTTTATTATTTAATAATTGAATATATTGATTATTTTTTTCAATAGATTGATTTAATCTATTTTTTTGATTATAATTTAATTTATTCTCTTCTTCATATAATGGAACAATTTCCCTTTCATCATTAAAGTCTACATAAAACATATTAGTCTTCCTATCTTGACAATATTGACATTGAAATCCATATTTACAAGAATTTTTTGAATTATTTGGATTACATGAACCCCTAATACAACCTGGAAGACAATAATTCATATCTTTTGATTTATCTTTAAGTGGTAAATCTAAGACTTTATATTGATGTAATCCATTATTTGTTTCTCCCATAAATTTAGCAAAAAATGCAATAAATAAAATAACAAATAATGTAACAAATATAATTATAATAATTGTATCTAACATTTTAATATAATATTAGATTTTAAATATATTTTATCAAAATATTTATTATTACATAAATACTATTTTCTAGCGGTTTTTTATAATAATAATTGTTCATCGTCATTGTCATTTACTATAACTTCATCACTATCTTCTTCATCAATACATATTTCATCAATATAACTTTCTTTTAAAAAAATAGAGATATCAAATTTGATATCACCTTTTTCATTAATAAATATATTTGCTTTTTCAATACTTCTACATAATTTATAAGGTGCTGCAGGTTTAGAAATACTAAAATATAGGTTTAACATTGTTTTAATATTTTTATTTTTACATAATATGCATACACATTTTAAATATTTTTTATTATGTTCATACATTTCTTTATTAAATTGTGACTGTTTCATAAAATATTTTATCGGTAATGCTTCATTATCATTATTAAAACTATTTAGATCACATATCAATATCATCTTTTCATTATTTCTTTTGCATCTTACTAATAATTGTAAATAACTTTTTTTATATTCATCAAAGTTTTCATCATTAATTTGTACATTACCTGATTTAAAATATACTACTGGCCAATGTTCAGTATTAAAATGTATAATATTTTCAACATTCATAATAATTATATCTATATTATTTATATTCTTTATAAACTTATAAAATATATTTTAAGTACTTTTTAATTTGATTCAACATAATTATTATATTTACCAGGTTGATTAAGCATAGTAACTGTAAACATTAACATATTTTCTTGCCCTCTAAAATCAAACAATGAACCGTCATAATTTAAAAATTCTACATCTATCCATAACATTTTACCTAATGGTGGATTATAATATTTAATAACACTGTGTACTGGAATTGTTGATTGATTTATTATAGTATTTTCTAGATTTAATAATGGTATAACAGTATAAGCATTATTTGCAGTTCCAATTGAATTTAGAATTTGAGCATCTTTTATTTTTAAAATAACATATGGTTTATTTTCAATTTGAAAAATATTTGGACTATATAATATTGAAATATTATTAAAGATTGTTCCAGATATGGTTGTTGGATTTGATCCATTTATTTCTTCAAAAACAATAGTAGTATCATTCATTATTTCATATATTTGACATGAAAATTTATTTTTTGAAACAGGATCTGTTAAAATAAAATAATCATCTACATAAAAAATAGCAGTAAAATCTACTTCAACACCATTATATGATTTATCTGCAATTAATTTATATAGTGCATAATCTTGATTACTAGCTGTTCCTAAACTTGTTATATTACCTATACTAACATTTATATTTGATAGATCAACCATTGTGGATTCATATTGTTGATTTATAAATCCAATAGTTTTATCAATACTATCTATTTTACAAGGTATACATGTATCATTTAATAAATAATTTAAATTATAAATAAATTCTTGGTTTGTTGCTCTATTACTTTCAATTCTTAATTTTAAATTAATTGGATTTCTCGTGAAATTTAATTTAGATTCAAAATTAATAAATAAATCACCATATTTACCATTTAAACTATCAATAAGTGTAATGTTGTTGTATTGTCCTTCTGGTATTTGTATTGATAAAATATTATTAGGAGAATCACTTATATAAAATATATTATTTGAAGCATTTATATTATAAAACGTGTTTGGTATTTGTGCAAGGGTTAATTCTAATGATACAATATCTTTCCATTCTTGTGGTATTTCTACTCTATATTTATTAGAACATGGATATTTTAAATAATCTCTATCTCTACTATCAATTATTAAATGTCTACTTGTACTACCATGTGTTTTATTTCTATCAGGTGGTTTTATTAATACATCACTATATATGGTATTCACTTCTTGGATACCATTATTATATGCATTAGGAAAATTTGAAAAATTAGTTGTCATATATTTATAATAAAACAAGATTTTAAATTAATTTAAAAATATTATTTTTATATATAATGGAAAAAATATATATTGAAAACAGAATCAATTCAGAACTGCTTAATAAAGAATTTAAAGATTGGACATATGAAACCATTGATTTTTTAGTATATATATATGATTTTGATCAATATTATCCTTATTATAATATGAATTTATTATTATTAGAAGATTATATAAAATGGTATTTAGAAAATAGTACTAAAGTAAATAATAAAATATATAGTTTGGAGAAATTATGTCAATTAAGAGATCAAATAAAAAAAGATTTAAACATATCAAATTATTATAAAAACATTTTAAATGGTAATGATACCATAAATGAATATGCATTTTTTGATAATATATTTTTTGTATTTTTTGTTATTGGAATGATTTTTATTTTAATTATAAAATTATTAATGTCATTCACATTAAAAAAAGAATCTCATAAAAAATTAGATAATATAGGAAAGGAAATGAATCATTGTTATTTTCCAGAAATAGCAATTAAGGAAAATAAAAGCTTTAGTGTAGATCCAGAAAATCAATGTTCAAAAGAAAAAATAGAAAATAATTTAAGTGAATGTTTAAAATCATTACTATTTTCTCAAGATCATTTAAAAAAAGATTTTAATTTTAGCTCTTTAATTAAATTATTATTAAAAAACTTTATTTAAAAATAAAATATATAAATTTATAATAATGGTAACAAATATATTTTATTCAAATCAGAATAAAAATGCTATAAAAGCGGTATTGAATGAAAATGTTGGTATTAATACTGGTAATAAATATGATATAATTATTAAAGAAACAATGGATTATGTTTCTTCCCAAGTTAGTCCAAATCCACCTAAAGGTATGTCTCAAGATGAATATTTAATGTTAATGAATAAAAAAGTATATGATATTATAAAACCTATTATAATATCTGATATAAATAGTCAAAAAAAAACTTCAATAAAAGAAATTGATTTATATAATCAATATCAACAATATCAAAAAAATGAAAAAAATGAAAAAAATAAAAAACAAGGATTAAATATTGATAAAATATTACCATCAAATAATATATTTGATCCAATATTATTAAAAAATTATGATACACCCAATGTGATTGAATATCCACAACCAGCAATATCATCATCAATAAAAATAAATAATGAAAATAGTAATATTCATATGAAAAATTTAGAAAATGAAAGAGAAAAAATAACACCAAAAATAAAACCAATTGATTTTACAATAAAAGATGATAATCCTAATAGACATGATGCTACAAAATTATATAATGATTTATTGTCTACTTATAATAAAACAGAAAATAATAGTAACTTTAGTTTAGATTCTGGGATAAAAAAAGAAGAACAATTAATTGATTTATTAAATGATAGTTATTCAACCCCAATTAATTTATTACAAAATAATATTGAACAATTTTCATTAAATAGTCAAATGAATATGTCATTAAATAGTTCTGTAAATAATGATTTAAATAGTAGTATTAATAGTGGTTTAAATTCATCTGTAAATGATGCATTAAATTCAAGTTTTAGTACTGGACTAAATGATAATATTGGCATTAATAAAAAAACTGTATTGAATCGAAATGATATTGAAACATTTGTTAATCGTGATAATATATATAATAATGATACAAATTCATATCAAAGAAGTCAAGTACCAAGTTTAGAATTTGGCAATATAAATTTAAATAAAAAAGGAAATGATATTATGTTAGTAGAACCATCTTATCAATTAATTCATAAAAAAGTTTTTTTCACATTTGATTCAATTGATAGAGATTTAGCAGAATATCCTAACCAATTTTTGTTTCAAGTTAAATTTGGACCAGCTGGTAATAATTTAAAATATGAATCATATTATGATAAAAATAATAAATTAATATTGAGTGAAAAAACAATTGTATTTGGAGATGGTACAAATGGAAGTACAAATCAAACATTTGATAATATATATTCTGTTTATTGTTGTTCTGTTATTGTTCCTACAAATACTGTATATTATGGAAGTGAAAATGGACAACTTGATAATGGTATTCCAAATAATATATATAAACTGTCATATTTGTATTTGATGATACCTGAATTGAGAGGCCCATATTATGCAGGTAATGTAGTTGCTAGAGATGCATTTACTAAATTGTTAGTTGATACGACATCTGTTTTATATAATCCTACATATATAAATAGTATTTTTAATTTTACTACATTAAAATCTTCTGAAAAAGATGAAATTTTTATATATGAACCTGTTACAAATGGTAAAATGGATAAGATGACATTAAGTCTTGTTAATAAATTTGGGAAACCATTCAATTTTGGTATTGATAAATTATTTGTTCAATCTTTTTTTCAAGGAAACGAAAGATATAATGGATATTGTGGCAATAAATATTTTACTACGAAATTTATTATTCAAAATGAAAATGTAGAGTATAGTAAATATTGTAGTTTATTTAATCAATTGGGTAATTGTACATTACTAAATAGTCATCCTATTGCTAAAGGTGATACCATATATTTTTATAGTAAAATGCCTAATATTGAACAAATTGCTTATTTTGAAGATTATATTAAAATATCAAAAATGAAATATAATAAAAAAGCAGGAACAATATATATATATTTGAGTTATTTAAATGAAGATGGTAATGAAGTACAAGTTAATTTAAATGGCATAATACCAGAAATATATATTAATTCTTATTATATTGTTTTATTTAATAAAAGTAATAATAAATATTATTATTTAAAAATAGATTCTATTAAAGAAAATTATGTATCAGTAATATATTTAGATAGTGTACCACAATTTAAGGATTATAATAATATTCGAGTTGGTATAATAAAAGATTATCCACGGGGATTTAATACAGATGATAATATGTCATTGTTTAGAAAAGACGGATATACAGTTATTGATATTGGGCAAACTGATGAAACAAAATGGGAAATTGAAATAAATTTTCCATATGTATTGTATTCAAATATGTATTATCCTGGTGATGTTTTTTTAATACAAGAAAAAATGCAAATAACATACACATTTAATATTACATATCTTGTTAAAGATTACCAAAAAATGATATCAAATCTTAATGTAAGTGGTGATTTTTAATATTATGAATTTTATAAAAAAACCGAAAATCAGAATAAATATAAATTTATTCTCATTTTTTGATTAGCTTAAAACTTACTCAAAAATTAATGCTTTGTATTTTCTATCTTTATCTTCTTTGAGGTCGTATCCATACAACACACTGTTTACTTTACTATCATCTTTATAGATAACCAAAATATTAGTATCCGGAAGCATTGCATTTGCAACACTACTATCAATAATAGGAGCATTTTTTCCATGCATTAACCAATAGTTACGCGTAGATATTGAAAACTCCGGAGTTTACGAAGGAAAATACAATAAATAAAATTTTTATAATTATATTTTAACTAATTTTGACATAAAAAAATGCGAAAAGAAGAAATAATATCATTAAGAGGACAATATATTATTTTAAGATA